ATGTCCCCATTTATATCTTATCCCTATGAAGCCTTCATTACCATCATAAACCCCATATCTAAGATTTCTGCATCCAATTTGATACACACGACCTTTGATGCAATCTTAGATATGGGGTTTATGATGGTAATGAAGGCTTCATAGGGATAAGATATAAATGGGGACATAGATTTTTGGATACTGAGTATCACTGGGATCAAGGCGCACCATTCGGAACTGTCAGATTCCAAATTGATACTGGAATAGATCTTCCAAATGATATACCAGTTGAATCTCAGAACAATCAGAAGTTATTCGATTTCTTGGATGACAAAACCAAATTTCCAGATTATACTGGTGAAATATTTTTCATATAAATAGATGTATGAAAAGATTTAAAGAATATATCAAAGAAAGCATTAAGACTGAATACTATTATATTGCCAGTGGAGCTAAGAATGCCCAATATACTCTTAGGCGAGTCTGGGAAGAGGAACGATGCTATGAAGTCAATAACATTGAAGTAATCACTCCTCAGCAATTTGATGAGTATGTGTGTAATCTCGGCACGAAACAGCAATCAGCAGTAGCAAAAGCACGAAAGATGATAGAACAGCTTAGAGAGCAAGGGATAGACGCAAAACTAGTAGATGGTAGCGCAGGTGCTTTAAGTCCTTATAGAAAACGCAAATCAGAATAGCCGTTCTTATAGCTCTTGACACAATAATCAATATATGATATTATTATATAATATATTTGCGCCATGTTGAGGTGACGGCTTTAAGGGCTGGGTTAGCAGCCCTGTTTATTGGATGATTATTATGAAATTGAGAGAATTAAAGCAAGTATTAACAAGACATCAGAGAATACAAGAGGAAGAAGAAATTGAGGTTGTCATAAGAATTGCTAAGCCTTCTGTTGGTCCGATAGCAACGGAAGAGGTTTGTTCAGCATATTTTGGTTTTGATTGGGATAGAGGCAAATTCATTATATCACCAGAAACTCCACTGACACCAAAAACGCAGAAAGAGGATATATTTGATCGTGCTTATGATTTCTTATATCAATTATCAGAACAAAAGACACACAAGGGTAATCCAACAGAATTAGCTAAGAGAGCTAAAGAGATTTTCGAATACACAAAACAAAAAATTAAAGAGGATAAAAATAATTAATGGAAACTTGGTTTACATCAGACACACATTTTGGACATAGAAATATTATTAAGTATGATAATCGTCCATTTGAAAATACATTTGAACATGATGAGTTCTTAATTAAGAAATGGAATGAAACAGTTGCACCGAAAGATCATGTTTATCACTTGGGTGATTTCTCCTTTCATGGTAGAAAATTCTCAGAAAAAATATTAAGCCGACTTCATGGCAAAAAGTTTTTGATTTGGGGTAACCACGATAGAAAACAATTCGATGGATTTCAAGAGATATATCCTATACTCAGTCGTAAATGGGATGGAAAGAAATTCATGCTAACACATATACCATTCTTGACATTGCCTAGAAGTTATAGTTTTCAGCTCCATGGTCATGATCATGTTGGCAATTTTGCTCAAGAATATTATGAAGGTCTCAAAACTAAAGGTATTATTAATCCAAAATTACTGACATTTAATGTAGCTTGTAACAGACATGATTATACTCCAATTAATTTGGAATATCTGTTAGAATTACAATCACAATAAATATAATTGTAATTTGAGGAGACTAGTTATGAGTTTTAAGAAATTTCTAACAGAGAAGAAAGTTGCATTTCCAATTAAGCAGAATGGAGCTAAGATTGGTGAAACAGAAACATCATATAGCAATCAGCAATATGCACCACCAACAGGCAAAGTCATTAAGAATCTGCAAGGTGAAGTTATAGCAGATTATGAAGATAAAGACTGGACTGGTGATAGTTATGATTCTGTTTTTATTCGAAAAGGTGTAACTGAAGCCGACAAGCATATTATTGATATCTATGTAGAATCACGAAAGAAATTATATAGAAAAGTAAGACTATATCAATCATCCAAATCAAAATCCAGAAAATAGTTGACAATTCATGCCATAATTAGTATTATGGTAATATGAATATTTTTTATCTTGATGAACATCCAATATTAGCAGCACAATATCATTGTGATAAGCACGTTGTAAAGATGATTCTTGAATCAGCACAAATGCTTTGTACAGCTCATTATAAAATGTTTGTTCCATCAATGTATCAGAGAGAATATACCGGCAAACTTCAAGGTATTGATCTATATAAACCAACACACAAGAATCATCCTTGTACAAAATGGGTTTGTGAGTCTAAACAAAACTATTGGTATTTGTATGAATTGTTTCTTGCGCTCTGTGATGAATATACACACAGATATAATAAAATTCATTTATCAGATAAAAAGTTCAGAGCTATATTAGGATATATTCCTAATGGTATTCAAGATTTTGATTTCACACAACCAGCACAAGCTATGCCTGATAGATATAAAAATGATTGTTCTGTTTCTGCATATCGTGATTACTATATAAATGAGAAATCACACATAGCAAAATGGACAAAACGTGATGCCCCATATTGGTGGTAAAGGAGTCGTTATGAGTAGATTGAATAAAACTGTAACATATTTAGCTGGACCGATTGATTTCGCTGATGATCTGGGGGTTGGGTTCAGGCAAGAGATTATTGATAAATGTAAAGCTGCTAAGTTGGGAATTAAATTCTTAGACCCAACAAATAAGTTACCAGGGCTTTCTAAAGATGTTGGTGAGGAAGCAGATAATATCAATAGATTTAAAAAGAACAAAGACTGGAAGAGTCTTAGAAAACTTATGAAGAAAATTGTTAGGTGTGATTTGCGCCAAGTTGATTTATCTGACTTTGTTATTGTGTATGTTGATAGAGATATCCATATGTGTGGCACGTACCATGAGCTAATACAAGCTGATATCCAAAAGAAGCCAGTACTTGTCATAGTTAAGGGTGGAATTGAAAGAGCATCAGCATGGTTGTTCGGTTTAATTAAACCAGAATATATGTTTAATGATGTTGATGAGTGTGTTGAATTTCTCATTAATGTTGATTCTGGAAATCAAGAAGTTGATGATCGATGGGTGATTTTTAGAAAAGATTTGGAGAAACTATAGTGCAAACAGATGATTATATACCCATAGAAAATGATGATAGATTTGATTATAAAATAAGCATCAAGTGTAACATCAAAGAAGAAAAAAAGCGTAAAGACAACCTAAGAGCAAATAAATGGTATAAAAATAAGATTAGGACAGATTATGATTCGTCAAATCAAAGAACCCAAGGGTAAGATAATTGTAGTTGGTGATATACACGCCAGATTCACTACATTATGTAATCTTTTGGATGAAGTAGCTAAAGATGTGGACATTTATGATCCAGATAATATGCTTGTCTTTGTTGGTGATTATATTGATCGAGGACATGAGCATAAAGCAACTTTAAATCATTTAATTGATTTAAAGACTAATGTACCAAATACTGTATTCATTCGTGGTAACCATGAAGATATGTTTTTAAATTTTATTTCGCCTAACATTGGTATGTATGGTAATATGCACGCCTATAATGGTGGAAAAGAAATGTATGCTGAGTATATGGTACCAAGAGAATATTACAGAATTCGTTATAGTGGAGAATGTGATCTTGATTCTGGATATAGAGATGACTTTATAGCTTGTTTTCCGAAAAAACATCTTGACTTTATAAGAGAAACAGAGTATTGTGTTGAAAGTGAACATTTTGTATTTTGTCATGCTGGAATTATACCAAACAATCATGTGATGACAGAATATAATTGTTTCTTTAAGTATCAAGAGGAAGAGAAGCCGAAGAAATGGTATTCATTAGAAGATCAGACTACGGAGGATTTTACTTGGATCAGAGAAGGCTTTTTGGGTAAAGAGCATAAATTAGGAAAGACAGTTGTTCATGGTCATACTCCATGCAAAAATGTGTACAACAATAAAGAGTATGAGATTAATGTGGATACTGGAGCAGCGTATGGTAAAAAGATGAGTGCCATTGTGCTGGAGTACACAGATAAAGTTGAATATAAAGTTTATAGTGTGAAGGTTTAATATGAATATAATTAGTATACCACAAGAGAAAAGAGTTGTGGGCGAAAAAATGTTATTTGATTGTATTGAAATTGATTTGGATGAAGTTGAAAGTATTACAAGAACAATAGATGCAGATTCATTTCAACCACTTCTTTTAATTAAAAGTAAAGGTGAATCTGAACCAATAAAAGCTAAAATGGAAATATTAATGGACTATTATGCTTTTGAGGGTGAAGATGTCCATAAGCAATTGGGCGAAGCTCTTATTGAAATTAATGATAGAAGAAGTAATGGTGCATATTCAAGACGATTAGATGAATCTTGGACAAAATCAATAGAGTGTATGATTGTTGATGGAATAGATACAACAATTTTTGAGAATTTTTATTTGGCAACTGCACCAGTAGGATTCATTGATAATGATGAAACGAAGCCAATGTACACAATTAGAACTAGACAAGTTATGGGTGATGTTGATATATTTGAACCTGATGATCAAGTTATTGTGGATACATTTGTAAATTCACTAAATAGAAGTCTAAGAGAAATGAAAGAAAAAGAACCAGAAAAGACTACATTTTGTTTTCTTAGTTTAGAAGTTTTTAAGTCGTTAACTATTGATATGACAGAACCAAACTATCAATGCAAAATTAGGTTTGATTTAGTATAATGGGACGTGGATTAGCATACAAAAGACATCAGAAAGAGAAGCGCAAAAAGAAATCATTTAAGCGTTATCTTAATAACTGGCATGATATAGTTATGTGGGGAAGAGAAAGGGCAGAGGAGTTTGCTAAGTACTTTTCTCATTATGCGGATAATCAAAAATCATGTAGCTGTTGGATGTGTGGTAATCCACGGAGACAGAAGTTTGCTAAGAAAGAACAGATCACTTTACAAGAGAAAATTCAAGACGAAAAAGACGCCGAATTAGAGCAAGACTATGAGGAATTTGATAAAACTTTCTATGAAATGTATGAAGATATTGACAAAGATGACCCAGGCGAAGGAATTCATACTAAAATCAAGTAGTTACAATTAGAATAACCATTCATAACACTTGACTCTTTCCAAAGTTCTGTGCTATAATAGTATTATAGAGAGAAATCAGAGGAGAAATGATATGTTAAGTGATAAAGTTGTTAAATTAGTTTACAAGATAGCAAAAGAAGTTGAACTTCCTGCGGACGTTGTATTTCAGCTTATGCAAGTATATGCCAAGTCTGATAGTGCAGCGAATCCTGATCTGGAAGATTTTGTTAGAGTATTGAAAGAGACTAAGAAAACACTTAATAGCTTTGGGGTTAGTTTCTAAGGAGCAATTATGAAAAAGTGTCTGTTCTGTTTAGAGCCAGCAACAACAAAAACAAAACCAAAAACATTCATGGCACTTAATGATATAGATGTTTGTGAGAAATGTAATAAGAAACTCATTGAAATTGAAAATGAGTTTATTGAATGTTGCAAAAGAATGAAAAAGAGAGATCAGGAGGGGTAATGAAATATCAAGTTAAAGATGAGACAGTTGATTTGAAAGTTGGAGATCAAATTTACGGAAACTTGAGACTCTGGTATGGAATGAGCCCAAGTTGGTACAGATATACAATCAAATCAATTGAAGTTAAAGAGAGATTTGGTCAACCAAATGTATTACTAGTAGTTGATATTGATGCGTGTGATAATTATGGTGATGAAAGAAAGATAGACAGAAACGTTAAACGATGGTATAATCAATTATATTAGAATGAAAGAGATTAAAGAATTATTAAACATAGCTGAAGTTCAGAGACTCAAAGAAGTTCTCGGCGAGGAAGCAGATTTACATCTTGTTGGCGGTGTTGTCAGAGATACTATTCTTGGTAAGAAGCCTAAAGATATAGATCTTGCAACTCGATTGACTCCAGATGAAATGTTAGTCAGATTCAACAGAGCTGGTATTGGTTCTGTGCCTACTGGTATTCGCCGGGGTACTATGACTGCTCTTGTTGATGGTGAACCAATCGAAATTACTACTTTCAGAAATTACAAAGATGAAAACACTTTCACTGATAGCATTGAAGAGGATTTATCGGCAAGAGATTTGACTATTAATGCAATTGCTGTATCTGTTAATACTGGTGAGATTGTTGATCCTTTTGATGGTTTGGATGATCTTGAAAATGGTATTGTTAGAGCCGTTGGTGATGCTAATGTTAGATTCACTGAAGATCCACACAGAATAATTAGAATGGTTCGTTTTGGTGCAGCAAGTGGAAGAATGATTTCTCCTTTGACTCTATTGGCAGCACATGAAAATTTTCATCTTGTTGCTGATGTTGCAATTGAAAGAATCAATGCTGAATTCATTAAGATTATGACTTCTGAATTTCCTGTTGAAGCCCTTAAACTTCTTATTGAAATTGGTTTTATGGATATGTTTATCCCTGAACTGCTTGAACTTGATGGTGTGAAGCAGAATCATTGGCATATACATGATGTGCTTGGACACACTCTTAAAGTTGTTGAGCATACTCCTAGAAATAGAATTCTGAGAGTTGCAGCACTTCTCCACGACATAGGAAAGCCTGCAAGCTTAACTGTTGGTGATGATGGAGTTAGACATTTCATTGGACATGAGTTAGCTGGTCTTGATATTGCTGAAAGAATTCTTGAAAGACTCAAGTTTACTAACAGTGATAAGAAAGTTATACTGAAGCTTATTCGCAATCATATGAGACCTACTGATGGTGGCGGAAGGAGCATTAGAAAGACTATGGCCAAGCTTGGTGAGCATTTTGATCTGTTTGTTCAGCTCAAGAAAGCTGATAGACTTGGTGGTAAGCTGATTGAAAATTTTGAAGAAGAATGGCAGAAGTTCCTGGATCGAGTCGAAAAGGAAAAGAATAGAAAAGTTGTAGCTCCTTTCGATCATCTTAATATCAGTGGTAATGATATCATTAAACTTGGTATTAAGCAGGGACCAGAAGTTGGACGAGTTCTTAAAGAACTGCAAGAGCTAGTTTTGGAAGAACCAGAAATTAATAATCGAGAAACTTTAATTGAAATTGCAAAGGGGTTAGTATGAATGATATTGATGGACTATTAGAAGAACTTAACGAGTATAAAGAAATTCTCTCGGATTTTAATAAAATATGCCATTTATTTTCTGATGATGACGCCAAAGCGACTCTTGCGAAATTATACGAGAACCTTGGTCAATTAACATGGAAATTAAGAGCAACTAAAATCCGAGAGATTAAATTTCCTGAAGAAGGCAATTTTAAAACGACAAGAGATACTGGTAAGTTAGTTAGAGTTAGACCATGTAATGAGAAATATAATCACAAGACATATCTTGGTATTCATCTTGGGAATGCAGCTCTTGGGAAGACAATGCATATTGAAGATGATCAAGAAACTATACAATTACAGTTTACACATCAGAATCCAGCTATGTATGTTCCAGAGATAAATGAAGTTATTTATGGTTGTGGTAGCTGGTGGTCCGAGATTGATAGTGTTGAAGATCTAAAAGATATCACAGATGAAACAATTGATAATACTTGGTATGTCAAACTACTCAAAGAAAAAGCAAAAGCAGAGGAAAAATGAGTACGAAGATATATGATGGATTCAAAATCAAGTTTAAAGATCTGAGAAAAGAAACATAAGTACTAGTAATCACTAACACTAGAACGCATTAGGATTGCTCTGGTTGCTCTATTTTGATTTAGAGCTATCATAGCATAGCTACGAAAAATCTCCAACCTAGAGTAGAATGACCATTCTAAATACTTGACTTTTATTTGGAAAGTATGATATAATAGTATTATAGAGAGAAATAAGAGGAGTTATTATGACATTCAAAACACAAGCAAATGAAATTGAGTTCGCCCAGTTGATATTAGCACTTGAGAAAGCTGGTGTATTCAATAATGAGCAAGTTATAGACAGTTTGTGTGAAGAATTGAGAGTTGCTCCTGTTGACTTGTGGTGCATTAAGAACAGAGCCGAGAAAGTATTGGAGGGAAAGTAAAATGACTAATTATAACATAACGTTAGAATTAGTTGTACTTGATCATTGTGATGTTAGAATGACCATTCTATTTACTTGACTTTTGTTTGGAAAGTATGATATAATAGTATTATAGAGAGAAATAAGAGGAGTTATTATGAAAGTTAAATCAATCAGATCAAATCAAACTGAAATAGTTAAAAATAACGGTTCAAGACTGTTAGTGTCTTATGAAACACCAGTTGCTTATTGGTGTGCTCCTGAGAACAGACTGTATATCACAGATAAGAAATGGTCTGTTACAACTAGCAAGCATATAAACAAGTGGAAACAACAATTCTCGGCTACAGAAAAGAGAGTTGATCAAGCAGCACTTGACAATTATATGAGTAGAATGGACTAGAGGAGATAATATGAAACGAAAGTATTATGCAGATACAGAATTTGGTAGAGTTGAGGTTCTTGGCAAGAACCTCAAAACATTGATATTATACACATTTGACGGCGAATGGACTGGTAAATATAAGTCAGTTTCAACAAAGGAGAATAACAGAAGTAATTTTCCATATCTTAGAAAATTATTTAGTCATAGAGATACAAAGTATGGTTACGCATATAACGCAAATGGAGTTCATTTATATGATCTCTGTGTTGATAATTCTATATTGACATTGAATATTAGGTAGCATCAAATGACACGAAAAGAGATGCAATTGAGGAGATTGATATAAATGGCGAGTCTGATTAAAGAATTAGAAGATAGAAAGCTGATTACACCGCCACAGTTTCTTGCTAGTAATGTGCATTATGAAACTATTATGGGTTCATTTGCTTATGGCGTTTCTTCTGATACGTCTGATACTGATGTATATGGATTCTGTATTCCACCTAAGCATATTATCTTTCCTCATGTTAATGGTACAGTGATTGGTTTTGATAATGATTACCCTAAGTTTGAACAATATCAGCAGCACCACATCAAAAGAGAAGATAATAACAAAGAATATGATGTTGCGATTTATAACATCGTGAAATACTTCAGACTTTGTGTGGATGGTAATCCAAATATGATTGATTCCCTGTTTACACCTACCAATTGTGTTGTTCATATAACTAAGCAGGGACAGCTTGTTAGAGACAGCAGGAAGCTTTTCCTAAGCAAGAAATGTTGGCACACATTCAAGGGCTATGCTTATCAACAAATGAGCAAGATACGCAAGGGAACAAACAAATCGAATCCACGTAGGGCTAAGTGGATTCAAGACTATGGCTATGATGTTAAGTTTGCATATCATCTTGTTAGATTACTTGATGAGGTTGAGCAGATTCTAACTGAGGGTGATATTGATTTGCAGCGTAATAGAAAACAGCTTATTGCTATTCGTAATGGTGAATGGGAGCTTAAAGAACTGGAAAATTACTTTGTTGAGAAAGAAAAATCATTAGAGAAAGTCTATCTGGAATCTGATGCTGTTCCACATAAGCCACGTGATGAAGAAATTAAGAATTTACTTCTGAGTGTTCTTGAGGAACATTATGGTTCTCTTGATAGTTTGATTCAGACAGCAAACAAAGATAGACAGATTCTTGATGAGATTAGGAGACTTGTTAGATGAATTGTAAGTGTAAATTTATTACTATTGATGCAGATGACAATCATATTATAAATGAGATTCATCCCGATCATTATATTGAAGTGTATTGTAATGATTCCGAAGAATCAATTTATCTTAGAGCAAGAACCGTTGATGCAGATTTAATGTCATATTCTATAATTAGTGAAAATGGAAAAATTAAATCTTATGTTGAGTGTCCGATATGAGCCAGAAACTAAAACTTATATTAGACAAAAGAAGAAAGCCAATTAAGACATTTCAGGGGGAATATAATTTTACTATATGTTATCCAAATAAATGTGATGGACATTTAATGAATAACTTTTGTTCTTCTGATGAATTTAAAGAGTTCACACAAGAGCTAGTCAATCGTGGTTATGATATCACAACATTAAAGATTGAGGTTGAAAAGAAATGAACTGGTTTTATGTGAATGATAAATTACCTGAGATGAATCAAGTGGTGTTAGTTGCTGGTGAAGCTATAGGCGTTACAGTAGGCAGAAGAATTCATATGATTGCTGGTGGTTGGTCTCTATGGGAAATTCTTGATGAGATTGACGATGATTTGACAAAAACAGATAAAGTATCAACAATGGTAGAAGCTTGGATGCCATTACCTAATTATGGAGCATATAATGAGTAAAGCTATTATAGAGTTTAGAGAGTTCGACCATTACGAAACAGCTATTAGGAGAGCAAGAGATTTCTTGATTAAGTATAGAGAGACAGGAGAAGTTGGCTGGATTAGTGATGCTGAACGTATATTAGATAAAGCATATAATGAAAAGCCAAGTCTATATGATGTAACCACAGCAGCAGAGGAGAAAGCTGAGGAAGTTATAGAGTTTGTAGAAATTGTTAGAGATCATTTTGATTGTGATGAGGACGCACACAAGTACGATACATTTTGTAGATGCTGTGAAGCCAAAGAGTTGTTGGAGAAATTAAAATGAGATTAATGAATGATATCGAAAGACTTGATGAAGTTGTGGATGGTTATGTTGGGGTATATAATAGACCGAATATGTATTATCCACACACAAGAATTGTTAAGTTGTATGACCATTTTATTTTTGTAATGACAGATAAGAAATGCTATTATATATGTAATCGTGATGTTAGTTATACTGTTAAAGTAACAAGTTTGGACGAGTATGATTTAAGTTATGATTTTAGTGTTGTCGAAAGTATTGAGGATGTTATTGATATGATTGAAGATCATGAGGGAGAGTTATGAGTATACAAAGTTTATCGGTTGTAGTACCAAATAAGAAATGTATTAACAATTGCAAATTCTGTGTATCCAGAATGCATCCAGATGATGACTATGAGAATATGATAACTGGTAAGAATCTGTATTGTGATTTGTATCATAAAGATTTTAGAAATCGAATGGAATATGCAAGAGACTGTGGTTGTAATTCAGTTATATTAACTGGTGATACAGAGCCACAACAAAACTGGGATTTCTTAAAACAGTTTGGTGAGTTTAATCAATCGCTCAAGAGTCCATTTAAGAATATAGCAATACAGACATCGGGAACTATGTTAGATGATCATTATTTGTATTTCTTGAGACATCATGTTGGAGTAACTACGATAGCATTATCTGTTGCCGACTTGTTTAATAATGAGAGTAATTTTGATATACAGCAGACTCCAGAGAAGCTTAGATTTAATATTAATCGCTTATGTGAGAGAATAAAGAAGTATAGATTTAATCTTAGACTTTGTTTGAATATGTCAGATGTATATAATGATGTGCCAGCAGATATATTCTTCCAGACTGCTAATTTTGCAGGAGCAAATCAATTGACATTTAGAATGCTATATACATCAGGAACAGACAGTGAGCAAGATAAATGGATTGAGAGTCATCAATATACTGGTATGCAAGATATCATTAAGTATATTAAAGATAATGGAAAGCTGATACGAGTTCTTGAATATGGGCAGTTATGTTATTCTGTTAATGGTATATCCACTGTTGTTGATGATGATTGTATGAGCCAGACAGCTAAGAAAGATTTGAAGTATCTTATATTGAGACCAGATTGTAAGTTATACTCTCAATGGGACGATAAGGGCAGTTTAATATTTTAGGAGATATTATGCACGAATTAGAAAAAACTAATGATGAATGTGAAAGACTAGAGAAACAAAATTCGTATTTACTTGCTAGAATTCGTATTTTGGAGAACATCAAAAGAAGTGGTACACTAGATGATATTTTTAGATAATCATATCAGGAGATTTTAATTGTGTCAAAGAAAATGAAAATAATTGAAGATATTAAAGATGCGTTTGGTTCATCTTTAGATAAAGAGACTGAAGAAAAATTGAATAAGGTATCATTTAAGTTATTTTCTCTTATTGAAGAAAATAAAAAGCTATTAAAAAAGAATAAAGAACTTGAATCTGTCAATCAAATGTTGAGAGCCGCCAAAGATTTGGATGCCAATAAACAGCGAAATGATTTTAAGGATTTGTTTGGAAATATTTTTAAATAATACGGAAAAATCAGGAAAAACACCTTGACTTTATATAAATAGATGTGTTATAGTTAATATAACAGTTTAATTCACAAAGGTATGTTTATAATGCTTTTAGTTCAACAATTTAGACATATACATCAAATTATTAGTGTCATTAGGGTGGCAGCCAATAATCGTATGTTTAATAGTTGGGCTGTCCGCTATAAACGTATCTCCTAGATTCTATTAGATTCTCTGAGGTACTTCAGAGAGTCGAAATCAAATTAAAATTCAATTCTCTGAAATAACTTTGTGGGTTCGTGGTGTAATTGGCAGCATAGGAGACTTTTAATCTTTTGGAGCGAGTTCAAATCTTGTCGAACCTACCACTTTGAAGTCATACTTTTAATAAATAGGTTAAATAATAGTATTAACTTATTGATTGGGTATGATGTGAAAAGTAATGTAGAAAAACAACTAGATTGGATAAAAAGAACCAAAGAACGAATGATACTTGCCATGGGCAGTAAATGTCAGTGTTGTGGTTACAACAAAAGTCATGCAGCATTAGAATTTCATCATATTAATCCTGACGAAAAGGAATTCGGATTAGGAAGATGGAAAAGTAGATGTTGGGAGAAAATAGTGTCGGAATTACGAAAGTGTGTAATGGTGTGTTCAAATTGTCATAAAGAAATACACGCAGGTGTAAGAAAGATACCGAAACGAGCTAAACGATTCAATGAAGATTATGCCGAATACAAAATAAGCATGACAACTCAAAGGAAATGTTTGTTTTGTGGAGATGAATATGATACCAAAATCAACTCTAAGAGCAAATATTGTTCTTATGAGTGTTCCAGAAAAGTAGCACAAAGGGTTGATTGGGATAAAATAGATTTACAAAAGGAATTGAGAACAAAAACAATAGCACAGATTGCAAGAGAACTTAATGTTTCATGGAACTGTGTTAAGAAACATATTAAGCGGTTGTAGTCTAACTGGAAAGGCGCCAGTCTTCTAAACTGGATTTATGGGAGTTCGAGTCTCTCCAACCGTGCCATAAGAGTAGATGATTTTTGCCTGAGGTAGCTCAGAAGGTAGAGCGTTAGGTTGAAGCCCTAAGCGTCAGTGGTTCAATTCCACTCCCAGGCACCATTATGTTGACCATAGCTCAGTTGGTTAGAGCGCCTGACTGTGAATCAGGAGGCGAGGGTTCAATTCCCTCTGGTCACCCCAATGCCCGGGTAGCTCAGTTGGTTAGAGCGTCCGTCTGATAAGCGGGAGGTCGGTAGTTCAATTCTATCTCCGGGTACCATTTATGGGGCTGTAGCTCAGTTGGGAGAGCATCTGCCTTGCAAGCAGAAGGTCAAGAGTTCGAATCTCTTCAGCTCCACCAGATTTTTGTTGATAGGAACTGCACCGGGTGTGGAGGGGAGACTGTTAATCTCTTTGTGGTGGGTTCGAGTCCCACCCTATCAGCCATTTATTTGTTCCTCTGTAACTCAGTTGGTAGAGTATTCGTCTGTTAAACGAGGTGTCGCTGGTTCGAGTCCAGCCGGAGGAGCCATTATGCCGGGATAGTTCAGCGGTCAGAACGTCTGTCTCATATGCAGGTTGTCGGTGGTTCAAATCCATCTCCCGGTACCATGCAGCGGTAGCTCAATGGACAAGAGCAGTCGGCTACGAACCGACAGGTTGAGGGTTCGAGTCCTTCCCGCTGTGCCATACTCGGATAGCTCAGTTGGTAGAGCGTTTGCCTTACAAGCAAGATGCCGGGAGTTCGATTCTCTCTCCGAGTACCATACGTCTTTGATCAAGGGATCTACTGGTCTCCAAAGCCAGAAAGCCGAGTTCGATTCTTGGGGGGCGTGCCATTGGCGATTGGTGAAACGGTATCACAGCAGACTTTGAATCTGTTATTGGGAGTTCGAATCTTCCATCGCCATCCATTTTTTGGAAGATTGACAGAGTGGTTGATTGTAGCAGGTTGCTAACCTGTAGTGTGTAAAAGCGCCGAGGGTTCGAATCCCTCATCTTCCTCCAATTATCCTTTACAAATCATCTTACTTGTGTTATCATATCCAAATGAAACAGAAATCAAAATACAAACATTATCGTTCAGGCAATCTTTGGCTTTGCAATTGCTGTAATCAGTTAGCTAATTGTGTATATTTTTCTTATAGAGATGATTATCTTGATGAAACATTTAGTTATTATTGCTGTTGTAAATCCATAAAGTGTATGCGAGATTTCATCAAGAAAAAGAATGAAATAAAAGGCAAAGACTACAAAATACCTAAATATCCTAAATAACATATTGACATATAGTTCATATATGATAATATAGTTATATGAGATACATTTCCTTAATAATTATTCTGTTAGTGTTTGTTGCTGCTTCTGATGGTCGTTTAGGAAGAACATCAACAGGAACAGTAACAATCACACTAACAATTCCACCACGAATAGAACAGAATCCAAATACACAAGAATGGACTCCATCGAATTGGGATAATTATGATGTGGAATGGTATAAGAAAGTTAATCGTGAATGGGTGCCTGTTCCAGATAATCAAATGGGCACATCAGGAACATATATGAAGTTGATATTACCGCAATGAGCATTATAACGAGACCATTACTAGCAGGAACAGTCAAAGACTTTTCAAAGATTAAATACCCAGTACTAGCAACACCAAAGCTAGATGGCATACGTTGTCTTATTATAGATGGTGAGCCAGTATCAAGAAAGTTTAAACCAATACCAAATAAGTATGTATATGCAAAGTTAAAAGCTATGGCTAAGTCATTTAATCTCGACGGTGCAGATGGTGAATTAATGTTATTGCCTGAATATAAAGATATGGAAGAAGTTCCAAAGACATTCAATGACATACAATCTGAAATAATGAGCTTTGAAGGTGAACCAAATTTTGTTTATTGTGTTTTTGATTTAGTCAAAACCGATTTAGAAACTCCATATACAAATAGAATGTCAAATTTTGCCCTTTGGTATAATTTAACAGACTCAGCTAGTTTAGCTACACCACATTTAAAAGAGGGACTTAAACGTTTGAGGTGTGTATCACCTGTGCAGCTAAATAATGAAGATGAATTATTAAAATATGAAACTAATTGCATTGTGGCTGGTTATGAAGGCATAATGATACGGTCTCCAGAAGGTCGTTACAAGTGTGGTCGTTCTACAGAACGTGAAGGAATACTACTAAAGATAAAGAGATTTAAAGATGCAGAAGCCGAGATTATTGGCTTTGAGGAGAAGATGCATAATGAAAACGTCCAAGAGAAAGATGAATTTGGCCTTGCCAAACGCTCAAGTTGCAAAGCAGGTCTTGTTGGAGCTAACACTTTGGGTTCTGTTTGCGTTCGTTGCAGTAGTAGCGGAGTTGAGTTTGGTATCGGTTCTGGTTTCGATGATGCGTTAAGAAAAGAAATATGGGAGAATAAAGATAAATACTTAGGTAAGTTAATAAAATACAAATACCAAGAAATGGGAAAAGAAGCACCAAGATTTCCAGTGTTTCTTGGCTTCAGACATGAGGATGATTTATAATGTCATTAAAACTACAGAATCAACAAACATTCGCTAGACATATAGAGAGAACTGTCCGAGAAAAAGAGTTGACATATATTGAGGCTGTAGTAGAATATATCAATGAAACAGGCATTGAGTTTAAGAAAGTTAATAAGCTTATCGGAAAAACATTAAGAGATAAGATAGAGAAAGAAGCATTAGACTTGAATATGTTTCCGACAAAAAAGAAAGATTCAAACACTTTATTATTTGACGAATAATATGGCAGATACATTTTATAATGAACCTGTGAAGTGGTTACTTGATAGAATTATTGAATCCAAATATCACAATGAAGATGAAGCTGTGCAACAATTTTGTTCTAAGTTACTTGATGATTGGGACAAATATCGTTTTATGAAAGACGAAGAGCATGATGGAACCATTTGAAGCTTATACAGTCTATGTTGCTATGAAGATGCACTTTAATGGTAACTATGACTACAAAAAGTATAATGGAAAAATACGAAGTAAGCAAGAGTCTTTTAGAAAGCGTTCCGATAAATATCATTTCATAAAAATATCCAAGAAATATAACAAAGATGAGTTTGAAAAATTGCTAATTGCTAATTTCATAGAGAAACCAAATCTATGGATTGGTGATTTATTTGATGATGAATGTATAGATAAATACATAAGGATGAAAGGTAGGCATGAGAGTATAACACACAATTTTGAATCTGATTGTCAAAGATTGTATGATTATATTACTGATAATGACCTTAACTTTAAAGATTTATTTGATGTGTCTGATGGACAACATCCAATAATTCTAAAGAAGTTTCTACATGGAGAAATCTGTATAGAATCATTCTTGATTCTGGACCATATATTTGGACTGTTCAGAAAGATGGATAATCATCTTAATGATACCATTGTTTGGACGGAAATCAAGAAAAAATGCTTGAAATATAGAGTATTTTTTGATATACTTATTGAGAGCAAACAAAAACGATACGTTAAGATACTAAAAGATATATTTGTTTAGATTATGAGATTTGTGGATAAGATTAATAGGAGATAAAGATAAAATGGCATTTAAAGACTTAAAGAGAAGAAAAGGCCTAGATGAGCTAACAAAAGAGATTGAGAGCTATTCATCTAAGAAACAAGAAGATGATAGGTTCTGGAAAGTTACCAGAGATAAAAGTGGTAACGGATCCGCATTGATTAGATTTTTACCTGCACCTGATGGAGAGACCTTTCCGTGGGTAAGAATGTTTAGTCATGCATTTAAAGGTCCTAGCGGACAGTGGTATATTGAGAAATCATTAACAACACTCAAACAGAATGACCCAGTTAGTGAATATAATTCTCAGTTGTGGCAGAACGGTGAAGAAGATCAAGCAAGAAAGCAGAAACGTAGGCTTCATTATGTTTCTAATATTCTTGTACTCAAAGACCCTGGCAACCCAGAAAATGAGGGCAAAGTGTTTCTATTTAAGTATGGAAAGAAAATCTTTGATAAGATCAAAGATCAAATGGAACCAGAGCCAGATGGACTTGAAGATAAAGAACCAGTTATACCTTTTGACCTTTGGGAAGGAGCAGACTTCAAACTCAGAGTGAGAATGGTTGACAAGTTCCCTAATTATGATAAATCTGAATTCAGCCGTCCAGAAGCTTTGTTTGAAGGAGATGATGAGAAACTAGAAGAACTGTGGAACAAAGAGTACAAACTCCAAGAATTGATTGCTCCGAGTGAGTTCAAGAGTTACGACCAGTTGAAATCGAGACTCGAAACAGTACTGTGCTTGTCGTCTAATGCCCCTGTGCAAAACTCAGCACCGAAAGCTGAGGCAGCAGCTCAATCTATATCAGAGCCAGAAGCAGAGATAGAGGAAACTCCATCGACTAATGAAAGTGATGATGAGCTTGAGACTTTGTTGCAATTAGCGTCTGAAGATTAAGACGTTTCTGTTCTGACAGCGGAACCACCTCTAGTTGACATGGGTGCTCTTCCGCTGTTTTTTCCTCCAGAGCTTGTGTTGATTTGGGTGCTATTAATTACACTATTATTAGCACTAACAGTGTTCATAGCTTGAGTCAATTCATCAATAGAATCTCTTAACAAAGACATTTCGTTTATATTATTCTTAGCCATAACTGTTGGTTTAGGACCACCCAATAGACCGGCGAATTGTCTTTGTTCACCAGTTGGACCTAATCTACGATTTTCTAGCCCTTCATGTGGCACTAATTGACCATTAACTGTTACTTTATTCCATTTAGCAAATTCTTCTGATGCTCCCTGATAATCACCAGCGTTTAACTTTTGTAGCATTGTTGATGTTTTGAATCCAAGAACACGTTCATTTCTAGCTGTATTCGGATTATCTTCTCTACCTTCACCTACATTATATACAAATGATACGAGAGCATCAAATTGGTCTTGTGTTAATGGTACTTTAACATTACGTTTAACAATATTCTCAAATTTTCTAACATCACGTTCAAATAACTGTTCTGCTTCTTGTGGGGTTACTGTATCTCCTAATTGAACTGGCTTACCATCTAGTCCAATGCCAGTTCCATATCCAATTGATACTTGTTTGAAATCGCCATATGCTTGTAACTCTGGAACACCACCTCTTGTTTCTCTGAGTTTAAGTAGTTTCTTACCCTTATCTGACATACTCATACCAGTTGCAGAACCCTTTTTCTGTCCAGCCATATCAACTTGTGGTGCAGGTTTACTTGTTAAGAAGCCTTGCTCTTTGCGTTTGTGCATTTCATTTCTATGCTTATCATATTTACGTTTTTTGATTCGTCTTTGTTTCTTTATGAGAGCATCTTTGTATGATTGTGCTGATGCATCACTAATCTTGCCAAGATATTGTTGTTTGCCACTAGCACGTTCTTGTTTACGCATGATAACTTTGATTCGATTGAGATTCATATCTTCAATCTTTCTTATTTTGTCATCTTCTTCCGATTCAATGATTTGTAATGCAGCTAATCTTTCTGAACGTTCAGCACTAGCACTACGACTTGAAGCTGATCTGATTTCTTTTTCTGGATCATATATGCCGAGTGTTTGTTTAATGGCTCTGTTGAATTTTCTCCACCAAGTTCTGAATCCAGAGTCATCATTGAAGAACATTTCATCTTGCAGTTGTTTAATAAAGTCCTCAACACCAGAAGCTTTAAAGAATTCACTACTAAGCTTATATGATATCCCACCAACAGCAGCTAGAAGTAGTCCTTTACCAACTATTGCTGTTGCGGCAGGTATCAAGGCTCCAATAGAACCACCAAGAGCAGCACCCGAAAATGCTGCCGTTGGATTAGTAAGCAAGTTCATAATGTTTTTGAATACATTTCCTTTTTTCTTCTGTTTGAAATCTTCTGGCTTAACTCCAGGTATATCACCACCACGTTCAACTCTAGCGAATAGTCTTTCTCTCTCTTCTTCTAATTTTCTTAGATCACTAGCATCATCTTCTCTTTCTTCATTGACCATGAATGTATAGATATTTTGTAATATATCTCTGATTTCTTGTAGATATTCACCACTTTGTAGTTGTGGTGTATCAGAAACAGGCTCAGCAGGCATATCATCAACTGGTTCAGGTTCTGGAGTTGTCCCAGGAGCTGCCATTGCTTCTTGAAATCCTTCTATATCTCCCTTTCTGGCTTTTCTAAGACTATCTCTTTCTTTAGATTTTCTTTCTCGACGAGCTTTCCATTTATTGCCAAGATAATTGGCGGCGATAGCCATTAATGGATCATTACCAGTTATACCGATAAGTATAGAAGTAACATCAACGAAATTATCTGAAATCATCCCTTTGAGTCTATTGGTTATGGACGTTTTCTTATCAATATCATCAGCCAATGCTTTGTTCAGTGCATCACTTCTGGCATCTAATACTTCCAATTCTTTGTCTGTGATACTAGCTTTTTTATATGCTTTGCGTAATAGTTTTAATCTTGCGTGTCTTTCTTTGAGTCCAGCTACTTGATCTTTTTCTGCTCCTTGTAGTAATTCATTGAACATATTGGCAAAGAATTCAGTTTCTTTACTGAATTGGTCATCTTCTTTTTGTGTACCTTTGAATTTAGATGCAACATCACCGTATCTGCGCTCCTCGGCAGTCATGTTCCGTCTGCGTTCTTTTTCTAAGAAGTCATTAATAGAAGCCATTACTTATCTTGATTCCATTTATCATCAAATGTTGAGAATCCTACATAAGCACCAATGATTGATGCTGCAAAGAGATAGTAACCTGTAATGATATCATCCAAGAGTGCTAGTTTCTCTTTGTCTACTACGAATAGAACCAAAAATAGAACAATAATAGCAGTAATGAGAGCCATATATGCCATTCTTCTTCTATGTTTCCATCTAATTGTTGGTTGTGGGTGTTGATCAGTCATACTATTATTTATAATCGTTTTTTTCGATTTAGATCTTTCATTCTCTTTTCTTCAGCTTTCAAATAATTAGTTAGCATAATAATATAGTATTCCAACTCATAGGGAATCATATCTTCCAATTCTGCTAGACTATATTTGTGATGCTGAACCAAATCAAAGAGCGTCTTGTAATAGCTTTCAAGACTGAAATGACCCAGCATTATACGAAAAAAGATTCCAACCCCTCTACTTTGTATTCAGAATGATGTTTACATAGAGGGCAGTCAATATTGACAACCATTTTTAGCGTTGGCATAGTTTCAAAGAATTCATCAATCTTATCGAATTGTTCAGCTTCTAAAGATTCGAGCCATTCAATACCAGATTTAATTGTGCCATCTTCTGTTGGATATACAGCTTCACCATCATAGATGTATTCTATACAGTTCCATATAACAGAAAATAATACATCAACATCATTTGTTCCTCTTGCTCTATTCACATCCCTTAATAGACCAAGTTTAGGATATTTCATTTTGATGCCAATGCCTCTTGATTCATCAATAAGAAATTTATCTTTGTGGTTCTCATTAAATACTATCTCAGCTTCTTTGAGATCAACTGTTATTTCTTTGTGTTTCTGACATTCTGGACAGTCAGTGAATTGTTTATCACGACCACTAAATTTTAATATCGTTGTATCGCCAACAGATTTAATTCTGAGTTGTAGTAATAGGTACTCAACATCAAATGTAGTTAAACTATCAACATCAAAATTCTCCTCTAATATACAGTTATTGATAATTTGTTTTGATGTATCTGATATATCATCAATGTTATCACTCTGTAATGCCATGATGAGTAGTTTATTTTCTTTTACTTTAAATTGTCTTATTTTAATTTGTTGTTTAGTTGAAGGTACCTCAACTGTATAGATCGCTGTATCTATCTTTGGAAAAGAGAATGACATAATTACCTCACAATATTAAATTCCAGCTTTTTTAGCTAGATCTCCTAAAAAATCTCCGACAGTATCAATGTTCCCCACCGTTTTCTCTGACACCCTAGGATCCCAACCTTTTAAGAAGTCATCTGCTCCAGTACCTGGTGTTGATGAGCCTCTTGATAATATATCTTCCAATGTTCTATATCTTCTATATGCAAATTCAACATCAAATGTCAGTATTGAATTGCCTGCGTGTTGCAATTGTTGTCCAGCTAATGCTATTGGGTAAGCCTCTTCAATTCTTACCATATATAGACCCAAACTAGACATAGCAACATCTGAAACACCAGATGCAATATCTTTAATGTTATTTACTTGTGTTCCTACAAACTCTAATGCACTTTCCAATGCTTGTGTTGCTGTAGCAGCAGTATTACCAACCTGAATTCCTGGTGGTAGTTTAATGACATAGATATCACTTGTATAGTTATCGTAGTATTGCCAATAGTTGTGTGTTGGATCAGTCATCATTCTATGCCACATATCAAAGAACTTTCTTTCTGCCATACTATTGGTACAGGTGAATGTAAGATTTAATGGCTCATATACAACACCATAAGGCATTTTTATTTCAGTGCCATACATTGTGAATGGCACAGTCATAAATCTTTTGCCAGGTATTTGTGCTGATTGTGCCATTAATGACACCATAAATCCATTAGCCATATTTGTTAGCAATGATACACCACTAACAGTTTTTGAAATTGGGGTACCTTCTAATAAACCAGAGAGACCAGATATACTAGCAGGTGGGACAATATACACAAGATAATGTGAATCTTGAGCAGGTCCTCCAAGACCATTTAATATTGACTTAAAACTATCTATGCTATACATTTATATTTTCTCCCTGCTATCATCCCAGATTTCTTTTCGATTAGATTTCTTGAATGTTTCTGTTGGTAAAAATAGCGCCAATGACCATTCAGATGGATGAATATATGTAAATTTAGTAGCCATTTGACGATACAAATATTTCTTAATTGCTGGTTTATAGTACCTTAATATACTATATTTAGTGAGCATATTATAATCAATAATGAACTGTTCATCCTCACCTTCTTTTTGGTTTGTGAACTTGAGCATATTATCAAACAATATCAATCGTTCTTTGTGAGGCAAATAATGAAAATTCAACCCAATAAAATACTCAGAGCTTCTAATGTGTGTATCAATTGGAACAACTAAAGGGAATATATCATAATATGGCAGCTTATCTTTGTGTAGAGGCATATAACCAAACATATACATACTGCCAAATTGAGGTATTCTTTCGTGTCGTTCTGGGTGATCTTCTATAATATCTTTTGGTATAACACCCTTATAATCCATAACGTGTTCTCTATACCATTTCAATGATTCGAGTGTTCTGCCTGGGTAGAAGCCTTCTAAATTTGCTTCTTCTGTGATTTCTTCAACTATCGAATCGTATTTTATTTCCATAATACTATTTATGTGATTTTTTGAGAATTGCGTAACCTAATTGTTCTATTTGTTCTTCTGTCCAGATGACAAATTTCCATTTTCTCTCTTCAGCATATTGCTGTGCTGCTTTCCACTTAGATTGATTCTTAACCCAAGCTGTTACCTCATTGATATAACCCTTAGTTATCTTGGAACGTTTACGGGGTTTCTTAACTTGACTCTTTGGTTTAACTTCAACTAGATATGTTTGCCCTGTATCATATGTTATTTTGAAATCCATATAATATCTGTGTAGTCTTTTGTCGGTAGCACATAAATATGGTATGACAACTGATTCGGATGACCAAGATATGACTTTGGAACTTTTGTCGCAATAGTCCATCACTGCCAATTCCCAACTAGAACGATAGATGATTTTAGTGGGATCACCATCATATTTACTTATGTTGTTGGGCTTAAAATAACTTTTCATAACCTTATATATAAATACAATTATGAGCTTTTTAGATTTTGTCAAGAAAATATCACAGAAACGCAATACTTATGATAATCCCGAAGGCAAATTAGCACCTGAACACACTGGCGTACCACAGCAGTCAGTTGAGAGTCTTTGGTATCCATCAGATTTATGGACAGAAGGCAACGAACCCTATATATTATTTCATGTTAGGGATGCTGTTGCCAGAGATGCACCATTCAAGAAAGCTATTGCACTATATATGCCACCTACAATTACAGTCAATCATGGTGCAGAGTATCAAGAGATGGAGTTTGGTATTACTAAATTAATTAACTTCTGGAAAGATATGGCTTCAGAAGCTAAGAATATTCAAGGCGGGGCTAACTGGAAAGATGTAGCATTCGGAGAAACAGGCAAGAATGTATTAGCACAAGGTATAGGTAATTTAACAGACTATACATTGGGCGACTATAATGTTGGTAAGAAACTTGAGCAGTATTTTGGTCGAACAAAGAACCCACACGCATCATTAACATTCGAGGGTGTTAAGTTTAGAACATTTACATTTGATTTCTTGTTGATGGCAAGAAACGAAGCTGAATCAGAAAGCATTAAAGAGATAATCAAAGCATTTAAACACGCTATGCATCCAGCCGTTGGTGATGATGGTAGTACAAGATTCTGGAAATATCCAGATAACTTTGATATATTCTTGCTCAGTCCAAATAACAAATATTTATTTCATATTTTGACATCAGCTCTTGTTGATATGAATGTTGATTATACAGCTACAGGCAATGGTGTACCATCATTCTTTGGTGATACTGGTGCTCCTGTAGCCGTTAAGATATCATTGACATTCAAAGAACTTGCATTGCTTGATAAAGATAGAATTGATCAGGGGTACTAATGGACCATTTTAAATATTACCCGAAAATAGAGTATTGTGATGAATTGGCTGTTAATATAATGGTCAGAAATGTGATTCGTGAAAGAGTTAATAACAATCAAGTATTGTACTATGAATACACAGTTAGAGATGGTGAAAAGCCCGAAACTATATCATCTGACTATTATGGTACATCTAATAATGTGTGGCTAATATTATATGCAAATAATATACTAGATGCTAGATTTGATTGGGCACTTGGAATACAAGACTTTCACGAATTCGTTAAAGATAAGTATGGCACAGTTGAGAAAGCCCAAATAGATGTACACCACTACCTCCTGGATAACACTTATATAATAGACCAAACCACATATGAAGATATAAATATTGAAGCACATAGAAAGAAAATAGTAACAAACTATGAGTATGAGTTTCAGGTTAATGAAGCAAAGCGAAATATTAAAGTGATTGACACAGTACACGCTCAAGATCTTATAACAGAACTGCAAAGGATGTTTTAATGGCTCAAATTGAACGTATTCGTCGTGAAGGCGATTTTGTTTTAAATGAATTGACATTGATTGTGCCCTCTGAAGGTAAAGAGTATGACATAAGTGGTCATTGGGTGCAATTCATATATGAAGAAGATTTATTTAGAGCATTCACACATTTCTCTGTTATTATGATGGACTCTATTGATTATCCATCTTTGATTCCTCTGGTTGGAGGAGAAAGAATTCGTGTATCATTTACAAGACAGAAAGAAGATGAGCCAATTAACCAGTCAATAGATAAAGGTGATACGTCCAGACCATCACAAGAGGTAGAGCTGTTAGACCCAATTACATTTGAAGGTGTATTATATACTATAGATAATAGACATATTGCCAATGGTTCAGATAAAGCACAATCATACATTCTACAATGTATATCACCTGAAGCCGTAAATGCCGTTAAGACCAAAGTAACAAGAGCTTGGAAGAAAAGTTTATACTCTGATGTTGTGAAAGATGTATTTGATGAATTCATTAAAGAAAATAAAGAACTTGAAGTTGAACCAACTCTTATGAGCCAAGACTTTGTTGGTGCAAATAAAAAGCCAGTTGTGGTCATTAAAGAGATTAGAAAACGGGCACAATCATCAGTCGGGCAAAACAATACACTATACACATTCTATGAAGATGCTGATTCGTTTCATTTCAAAACTATCAATACACTCATTGAACAGCCACCAGTAAAAACAATCCAGTTTGAGGTTAATAATGTTGTGTACACAAATAGCATTTCTCATGCTGATAAAGATATTGCCAGAGACATTAATAGAGTTGAGACATATTTCCATAGCAAAGAATTTGATTTACTCGATGAGATGATGAATGGACAATATAGTTCAAGTTTATTGGTTGTTGACCCAATAAGACGAGTGTTTGAGACTAAAGAATACTCACTTGAGGATAACTATAATAAATTTAAACATCTTGAATCGAATAAGTCATACAGAGCTGACCATCCAGCCATAGGCAACCCAAAGAGTAGATATTCTTATGTTGTTGCACCATATGGCAGAGAGCAACAGGCACATTTAGTCGAGAGAGATGCCGAAATATCATCATTCTTTCTTGAAGAGGTGATACCATATCGAGAATCCCAGTTAGAACAGATTAGAAAGAGAGTTGTTACACTTAATTTCCCTGGTGACCCAAGAGTGCGAGTTGGAAATATAATTAACTTCGAGATACCAGAAGTTTCTGGTCGTGTTAGTGATGACTATCCACAAGAGAAAGATAGATATCTCAATGGCAAATATCTCATTGTTGGAATCAGTCATGTAATTGAGCAGACCGAATACTATATCAGTGTGGATTTAATCAAAGACTCATACCTATCAGAGATTATTCACAGAGATCCAATACAGAGATACAAAGAAGCCTATTAAAATATTGACACATATATATTATAGTGTTATACTAAAAATAAAATTTAGGAGTTTATAATGGACGTTGTAGAGGTATTGATAATTTTGGCACTATCATTTACTTTTGGATTTTTGATCGGTCTTCTATTTAAAAAATTAGCTAAAGACTTGAAGAAGCTTAAAGAAAGACGAGAAGAAAAGAAACGAATGGAAGCATATAGCAATGCTATATCCAAAGGAATCAGCACAAGTGTATTCACACGCAAATCGGATAAAGATATAGCTTTGGATAAAATGGCAGCAGCTAATGAAAAGTTCCAAAAGCGAATGGCTGAAGAACAGAAGCAAAGAGAAAAAGAGGAATTGGAGAAGAAAAATAATGAGTAAGAAATATGATGTATGTGGTCGCTGCGGTGATGACAACTGGTTTGTAAAAGAATTTGATGATTTGGTATTAGCTAAGATGTATCAAAAGAAATGCCAATTAATTGTAAATGGGTTTCATAAGACAAGAAAATTTGACAGAACCAGCTCAAAAGATCCAAATTTAATCATAAATCCTGATGTTCCAACAGAGTATTTTATAGTGGAATCAGACGGATAATGTTGGATATAAGTACTTGAAATCATTAGACTTATTTTTTGAAAAACCTAATGATTTCAGGGGGTTAGGAAATAAAAGGGTTAGCAGGAAAAGCTGGAAATATATTAAATAATATAATCCAGTCCTCCTTCCGATGATGGAGAACGATGTGAATAATATACCTTGCTGTGAAATATGCGGACTTCAGTTAGAGCCTGGAAGAACGATTGACCTAGATACCAATGAAATCATTGAGTGGTATTATCAGTGTGATTGCCATGATAATCAATTCTTAGATGAATTATCCAACACAGTATTCACCGATTTACATAAACTATTCTCAGATATAATTGCAGCAAATAACAACATTTCATATTCAGTTGAGAATAGTATTCTTACTGTCAATTACGAAAAGATACCTAAAATAGATATTGAACGTATGGAGAAATACATTAAGAGAAAGTATCCAAATATTAAGACAACTAAAGTTGGAAAATATGCATATCAATATCAAGAGATATCAGATGGATAAATTAGATAGATTTTATCAAGATATCCAAGTAGCATTTGATGAACGATTTATAGATCGTATAGAAACAAAATGTAATGACAATTTTATAGAATTATCCATAATACCACACTCACACAATAAGACAATATTGGAACGCATAGTGGAATACATACATTCCAAATATGAATATGGTGCAGCTATCAGAGACAATAAAGTTATTATCATATTATGTAACAAGAAAAACTTGACACCATTTCATAATGTGATACACTTAAAGAATGAACAATGTAATTGAGTTTAAGCCCAAACTAACATTAGTTGAGCGTGTACTTAAACAATATGATATTGAGTACATGATTGAGAATAACTATTTGGAATTCAGAATAGTTAGTCCAAGTAACCACAAGAGAGTATTTGTTGGTGTATATTATGGTGAAACTGATGATATGTATATTGTGAATATGGCAATTGAAGAAAGTACCCGATATAATTTTTTATATAATGACTGTGATTTTGCTTTCACTCGCCGTACAGTGGCAGAAGAAATAAATGGCATTATAGAATATCACAATGAATGGATCACAAAATGACTAGAATTAAATTCAAAATACTTGAAGATACATTTGCAAATGGCAATAAAAAATATCGTATTAAATATAGAAAGAGATTCTGCCCATTTTGGATATCTTGGTACAAGTATAGATGGATTGATGACTCGCCGCAATATTATGTTGATACAATTAAAGAAGCTGAGATGGTGTGTCGAAATTTAGAGAATCAAATCAAATCAAAAATAAAGATATCAACTAAAATAATTAATCATTTTAATCAATAACATAGCTATAGAATAACCATTCATTATGACTTGATTTCTCTATTCAACCTGTGATATACTAATAGTAAGCATTGAATATGGAGAGTATATCATGGCGTGTTTCTATTGTCAAAAGAATAAACCAACTAAAAATATTGATGATGATTTGATCTTATATGTTAAAGATTTAGATGAAACTGTTGTTTTGTGTGATGACTGCCATAATGATTTGAGAGAGACACATCAACAGCACCAAAAAATAGTAAAGATACTAAAATCAAAAGATTGTCAATGAAATGGGGTGAAGAATTAACAGCAAAAGATTGGCTATTTAGGGAGCTTAATGAGGAACATTTCTTTCAAAATATGAAAATATTAGATGTTGGAAACTGCAAGTTATCAATAAAAGTCAAAGATAAGATATACTGCAATCGAGTTCGGAAATACTTATTGAAAACTTATTATCCTGATGTTATAATGAGAATAGCTGTTAGAGGTGATATAATACAGATATGGATAAGAAAATGAGTGATGATTTAAAGGACTTTATCGGTGAGTTGAAAACAGCAGCTAAAAATGGTGATGTAGTTGTAATACTTGAATCACATTTAGATAGAATACTTATTGTTCCAACATCAGAGCAAACAAATGATAATATGGTATTCGCTTGTAATAAAATGGAACAGAGATATGCACAATTGGGCAGTTTTGGTGTTATACAGAGTGTGTTAGCATTTCAGCCATGCAGCTATATGGCAACAGAATATTTGAAAGACATTAAGACTTATTTGCCTGTTTATGATTACAATGAATTGATAATATCAAGCCAAAGTAAATTTTCAAAAGACTTTTGGTCAGCACTAGATAGTTATCACAGAAGGAGAAAGGGTGCAAAGTCTAATTACTGAGATCCATAAACTACTCAAAATGGGCGAGTTGCGTAATATATGGTTCTATAAACATGGTAGATATGCTGGTTTAAAATTTAACAGACCATCAAATAAGCAAAAAGAAAAGGCTATAGAGCATATTAATAGCAAATACAGTGATATACTCAAAGCTACAGGCAACAAAAAAATTGTAAATGAAATTAGATTGAAGTTCAAGAGTAATAAACTATTACTTAAATTTTATAATGAGATATTCGAGCAATATGGAAAAGGCGACTAAACTGGCAAATGAGCTGAGAGAACAATATAAAGCTGGTAACATAACGTTTACCAATTTTTCTCTAAAAAAGAAGCTTGTTGGCATTGCATTGAGGCGACCAGAAATTGGTGATTCAGTGTCGCTATACATATCACAGAAATACTCAGATATTATGTATCCATGTAGGAGATTAGATTATCATAGCATTATATTCAGATTCAAAACTGTTGATGATTATCGAAAGTTTATAGATGGGGTACAAAAACCATGAGATCTGCCAGAAGATTAGCAATTGAAATAAAGAATAACTGGAAAGACATTAGAATAATTGATTCTGATCCTACCATTTATTCTGTGAATTTTAATATTAAAGATAAAAAGAAAAGAAAGGAAGTTAAGAACTATTTAAACAAAAAGTATGATGACATATTATCTCATGTGAATTTAAGGGATGATGGTATCAATATTATGTTTGAGTACAATGAAGATTTCTTATTCTTTGATGATCAAATATTATTGGAGCCTATGGTTCCTGTTGGTACAGTTGTTTCTAAACTTTCAGATGATGTGTGTTTGCCTTATGGATTTTTAAATTGTGATGGAGGACATATTTCTAAAGATGAATTTCCACAATTATATGAAGCTTTGGCTGGCTATACAGAGCTGCATGGAGTAGCTCAGTTACCAAATTTGTCAGGACATCTAATTAAGGCTATATGAGTGGAACAAAAACAAGAAAGGAGTTATTTGAGCAATTATTGAAAGAATTAATAGATAAGGTGATGTGTTATAATTTGCATATCGAAGGGCACAATAGACACACAAATGGA